ACAATGGAATTGCCGTAGCCTGTTTGGAGGTTAAGATATGAAAAAACTTATAGATCTATATTACAAGATTAAATACAAGCTGTTTGGAGTTTTGTATTACAAGGGGAAAATAAAATGACCTTTAAACTAAGTTCACGAAGCGAGGCCAAGCTGGAGGGGTTAGACCCACGGCTCGTTGCGGTTGTTAAATCTGCCATTCACAAGACGAAGATAGACTTCGGCGTGATATGCGGAATGAGAACTATGGAAGAACAGAAAGAACTTGTTGCCAAGGGCGCATCGCAGACGATGAAATCCAAACATCTCCAAGGCTATGCTGTAGACCTCATGGCTTACTGTGGTTCGAGGGCGTCATGGGAATTAAATCTTTATGATGATTTAGCGGATGCAATGGCTGAAGCTGCTAGAGAAGTAGACGTTCCCATTCGATGGGGCGCGGCGTGGCACATATCAAACATAGCTCAGTTTGAAGGTACTATGGAAGATGCCATGAATGAGTACATTGATACTAGAAGAACCCAAGGCCGGCGTCCATTTATTGACGGACCACATTTTGAACTAATGGTATAGGAGAAGAACCATGGCAGTACGACCAAAGAAAAGACCCAAGAACTTGGGAAAGAAAAAAATAAGTGACATCGATTCAGCGGTTATAGAAGCTTTGAATTTCGGTCGTCCCTCTGGCGTTGCATACTATGACGCAGAAGGAAATCTACGCATGCCAGAACAAGACGGTGTGCCCATGCACGAGATGCCAGACGGTTCAATGATGGCGGACGACGATCCATCTATGAGAGGTATGGCTCGAGGCGGCAAGGTCATGGCTAAAGGTATGGCCCGAGGCGGCAAGGTCATGGCTAAAGGTATGGCCCGAGGTGGTAAGGTTAAGGCTAAAGGTATGGCCCGAGGCGGCAAAGTCATGGCTAAAGGCATGGCTAAAGGCGGCAAGGTTATGTCCAAAGGTTATGCTAAAGGTGGCAAGGTTATGCCCAAGGGCATGGCAAACGGTGGTCGTATAATGTCTAAAGGCACTGCAAACGGTGGATTGATGCGTCGTTCGGATTCAAGAGATAGATCACCAGGGAGCCGAACCTTTTAAATGCCATTTTTACAAAGTAACATCCCGCACTTTAAGTGCTGGGTGCGGCGTGAGTACACACACAACCATACTGCGTACCACGGAGAGTTCCTACATGCGATGGCAATTGCTGTCACCACTATGCCTAATAGGTGTTTAAGTTTTCAAGTTATCTTCACGGGTTGTGAGGCAGAACTAGAGGGCGAACCTAATGTGCATGGTGGAGCTATGTGGGCTAGAATGCCTATAACAGCCTTAGTGGCCGACACTCCTTTTGAGGAGTGGCCTATACCTATGCCTGTTCATGAGGCTCAACCTTGGGATTGTTCTTCTCATACACATGCTGTGTATCAAATGGATAGGGCCACGCCTTGTCCGTGGCTTGCAAAAGTTGGTAGTGAGTTTTACCCAGCTAAGTATATGTTTACTGTGGACTATACAGACAGTGAGATAGCGGATGATCCTGCTCAACATAAGCAAAGTCATGTGTTAGAGTTATTAGACGCTGGAGAATATACTGGGAACATTGTTGCTCTGCCAAACAATCGAGTTCGTGTTACTCATCCTGCTTGGTTTACCACTGGAGAGGGCGCCCCAGACTTCCGCCCGTCACAAAACATCCACTATTCTAAATCTGATCTAGACTACACGCTGGATGTTAACCGTATTTTTGACAACATATACAACGAAGAGGAATAGTTTACTTGACAAGAAAATATATAACTCATACATGTTTCCAACATGGATGTTGTTGACTTTGCAAAACATATGTATAAGCTACTAGAGAGACGCGAACAAGAAATTGCCGAGTCTCTTTCCCAAGGCAATGCAAAAGATTGGGAAACTTATAAATTGATGGTAGGAGAGATACGGGGCCTCTCTTTTACACGAACTGAAATTAGGGCCCTGCTGGAGAATAACGCAGACGATGTCGAAGAAATTATATCTTCCTGACCATGTCGCGCAGAAAATGAACAAGGATCGAAAGCTAAAAGCTGTTGAAGATCCCTCTGTTGAAAGCGCGTATGTTGACGCTCGGGTTTTGGACCCGTCTCTAATAGACAAATCTCTTATTGAAAGATTGCCTCAACCGACTGGTTGGCGGATTCTTGTCATGCCTTACCAAGGTAAAATAAAGACCGCGTCTGGTCTTTATATACCCGATGAAGTGCGTGAGAGGGAGTCGGTTGCTACAGTCGTTAGTTACGTTTTGAGGCTGGGCCCCCTTGCATATAAAGACCCTGACAAGTTTGGACCGGATCCCACGCCATGGTGTGAGCAAGGACAATGGGTTTGCATGGGTCGATATTCTGGATCTCGATTTAAGATTGATGGAGGTGAAGTTCGCATCATTAATGATGATGAAGTGATTGCTACACTGTTAGAGCCAGACGACGTTAAGCACGTTTAAGACATGGAGATGAAAATGGCTGAAGAAAAAGAAGAGATTATAGTAGAGACTGAAGCAGAAGAAACGGTGACTACTGAAGAGAAGCCGGAAGAAAGTGTTTCTAATGAAAGTTCTGAAAAGGTAGAAGCTTCTGGTGATGAAGAAGAGCTATCTGATTATAGTAAGAACGTTCAGAAAAGAATTAAAAAATTAACTGAGCGCAATAAAAACGCAGAACGGGATCGTGAAGAAGCTGTTCGTGTTGCTCAACAGTTACTCAGTGAAAACCAACAATTGAAATCTCGTGTTCAGCAAGTAGATACTGGATACCTTAGTGAATATGGGAATCGTCTAGGTGCCCAAGAAGCCGCTGCAAAGACCGCATACAAAACCTCATACGACGCTGGAGACTCAGACGGGTTGCTGGCGGCTCAAGAACAACTCACTCAGATTGCCGTGGATAAACAAAAGTATGCTTCGGCAAAGCAGAGAGTGGATCAACAGCAAAAGGTGGCTGTGGAACAACAGCAAGCTCCGCAACAAGCTGCCCAGATGCAACCTACGCAACAAGCTGCACCGAAGGTAGATCCAAAAGCCAAAGGATGGGCTGAGAAAAACGAATGGTTTGGTGAAGACGAGATCATGACTCAGGCCGCTTTTACCTTTCATCGAAGACTGGTGGAAGAAGAAGGGTTTGACCCGCAGTCAGAAGACTACTATAGTGAAATAGACCGCAGACTTCGAACGGAGTTTCCACAGAAGTTTGCGACTAAGAGATCGGGAGGAGGTAGTCAGGTCGCATCCGCTGGCAACTCCGCATCCCGCAACACGAAACAGGGGCGCAGGTCGGTCAAGCTGACGCATTCACAAGTCGCGATAGCGAAGAAGCTCGGCGTCCCTCTTGAACAGTACGCCAAGTATGTGAAGGATTAAAGCAATGACAGACAAAAGAACTACTCGCAAAAGCGAAACACGCGATACAGAGACGCGCAGAAAACCTTGGGCACCGCCCAGTCACCTTGACGCACCGGAACCTCCTGTAGGTTATGTGCATCGTTGGATCAGAGTTGCAATGCGTGGTGAGGAGGACAAAATGAATGTCCATGCCAAACTACGAGAAGGATGGGAACCTGTCCGTGCAGACGAGTATCCGAACTATGAAGCCCCCGTCATCGATGATGGCAAATATCAGGGCGTTATAGGACAAGGTGGGCTGATGTTGTGCCGTTTACCTGTCGAGACCGCCAATGAAAGAGCCGCGTATTACGGGACCCGCACCCGCGAACAAATGGTTGCTGTCGATCAGGACTTAATGAAGGATCAACATCCTTCGATGCCTATTAGTAATAATAGGCAGAGTCGTGTAACTTTCGGAGGAGCCCCTCGCGGTGAGTCCGAGTAACTTTTGAGGTGCTATTATGGCAAATTCTAACGGATCCTTTGGGCTACGTCCCATAGGGAAAATTGGTCAAGCGACCAATTCTACCGGTATGACTGAGTATCGTATTGCATCCGACAACAGTAACCCAATCTTCCAAGGCATGGCGGTTATTCCGTTAGCTGCGGGAGTTATTGACGATCTACAAGCTGCGGCTGGTGGTAACGTTTCTATCGTGGGTGTCTTTGGCGGCTGTGAGTATGTATCATCTACTACTGGTGAAACTATCTTTGGCAACTTTTGGCCTGGTTCTGGCGCGGATTCTAATTATCCTGTCAAAGCCTTTTTGTATGATGACCCTAATCAGTTGTTCACAGTCGCTACGTCCAACGTAGTATCTGCGGCTAATACTGAAGCGGAAATTCGTGCGGCTGTGTTTGCAAACATCGCGTTTGCAACAGGCAACAGTGGTTCGACTACTACTGGTATTTCTTCTGCAACAGCAGATCTAAATACAATCGCAACCACCAACACGTTGGCGTTAAGAATTATGGGCATTCAAGATGACCCAGACAATTCTGATTTCACTGCTGCTGGTATTCCACTAATCGTTCGTATAAACAACCACTTCAATGCGCCTACTGGCTCCATTGCAGCGGCCACTGTTTCTACGACCGGCGTATAAGGAGGTCTAAACTATGGCTATTTCACGCGCACAATTAGCGAAAGAGCTTGAACCAGGTCTCAACGCCTTGTTTGGTATGGAGTATGATCGCTACGAGAATCAGCACTCTGAAATCTTCACAACCGAATCTTCAGACAGAGCGTTTGAGGAAGAAGTTATGTTATCCGGTTTTGGCGCAGCGCCAACTAAATCGGAAGGTTCCGCCGTCAACTTTGACGACGCGAATGAAGCATTTACTGCTCGGTACAACCACGAAACCATCGCGCTTGCGTTCTCAATTACTGAGGAAGCAATCGAGGACAACTTGTATGACCGCCTTGGCAGTCGTTACACACGCGCCCTTGCACGTTCGATGGCACACACCAAGCAGGTTAAAGCCGCTGCGGTATTGAACAATGCGTTCACTGCGGGTGCTTCTGCTGGAGGAGACGGAGTAGCACTTTGTGACGCTTCACATCCTCTTACAAACGGTGGCACGTTTGCAAACGAACCAACAGTAGCTGCTGATTTAAACGAAACTTCACTTGAAGATGCGTTGATCAACATTGCTGGTTTCGTTGACGAGCGTGGATTGAAAGTCGCATTGCGCGGATTGAAACTTGTTATCCCACGTCAACTGCAATTTGTTGCAGAGCGTCTTATGGTTTCAAACCTTCGCACTGGTACTTCAGACAATGACACTAACGCAATTCGCTCAATGGGTATGTTGCCTGACGGTTATGCCGTTAACGACTTCCTAACTGATACGGATGCGTTCTTCCTCTTGACTGATGCTCCTCGCGGTTTCATGCACTATGAGCGCACACCTATGTCCACTGGTATGGAAGCTGACTTCGATACTGGCAACATGCGGTTCAAAGCTCGTGAGCGTTATAGCTTTGGCTTTAGCGATCCACGTTGTGTGTTTGGTTCTCCTGGCGCATAAAGTTAGGTACTACTTGTAGCCACCCTACGAGTAGTCTTCCTAAGTTAGAGGCGGTCTTCGGATCGCCTCTTTCTTTTTGTAAAAATATAATGTATTGTCTTAGTATCCCTGACAGTCGCATGGTGTGACTGACTTAACCCTGACAGGAGATTCTCATGGGTAATTCTACATTTAGCGGACCAGTACGCTCGGAAAACGGCTTTCAAGTTGTTTCCAAAAACGCCACCACAGGCGCGATCACAACTGTAGCAAGTACAGCTTCAACAGGCGTTGTAACAAACAAATTTGTAAAGCACGTTGGCTTTGCATCTGGAGTTACAGTAAACACAACCGCAGGCGACAGCCCCGCGATTGGTGAGTTTACACAACCAGCAAACACAATCATCACTGACATTAAGATTTTT